GTACAAGCTCTGGGGCAACGGAGTCACGCTGCCATGTGTTGTGTTTGTTTTATCAGGAATTCTGTCAGAATCCGCTGTATATCTGGACGAAATAGCTTGATATTCACACCCGATAGAGTGATGTATGTGACTACCAAATCGGAAGGAAGGTATTCACAATGCAGATCAAGTACAACGTTACAGGGGACAGACGGAAGGCACTGGTCGCGGTCATGCGCGATGTGCTGCAAGACACGACGCGATACCTCGGCGCGCCGAGCTTCGCGTTTCAGGTCGGTGCTTACACGGTCGACAAGAACGGTACGGTTACTTGCCCAGATGGCACGGACGGGGGGCAGATCGAAATGTTGATCCGCGAACTGGCACACGATGGTTTCATCGGTGAACGGGTTGGTGAAGCAACAAAGCCCACTGAACCCAAAGAGGTCGAGGCGATTTCGCTTATTGAAGAAAACCCTCGGGCGATCGACCTAGAGCATCTCGCAGTCGAGTTGCCGAAGGATGGCATGACGCCGATCGCAATGGAGAACCTGCGGCGGCTGGTCGCGAGCAAGGACACCCTGCTCAAAAAGGCGCTCGGTACAGACAGCCTACCGATCACAGAACACTCTGACAGGATCGAGTTCGGGTGGTTCCGACCGACTGACGATCAAGCCGAGATCGCCGCCTACTACCAACTGGTACAGGGGCTTTGCGAACTGGCAAGAACGCAGAAACGTGTGAGCGCTACGGAACAGGAAGTCGAGAATGAGAAATACGCCTTCCGCTGCTTCCTGCTGCGGCTGGGGTTCATAGGCGCGGAGTACAAGGAAGCACGAATGATCCTGCTGAAAAATCTTTCTGGTAACGCGGCGTTTCGCACCACGCGGGAAGCGGGTGATGAAGAATGACAATCATTCATCCGGAGATGCTGAAACAACTAAAAGATTATTACAACCCCGGCACTCGGGTGATGCTGATTCGCATGAGTGATCCTTACACCAACCTGCGACAGGGTGACAGAGGGACGGTCACCTTGGTCGACGATATCGGAACGATCCATGTGAATTGGGATTGCGGCAGTTCGCTCGGTGTTGTATTCGGTGAAGATGAGTGTCGGAGGATTGATGAAAATGAGTAATCGGATATTAGCTGCTTACGGCGCCGGACTCAATCGTACCGAAATGGCGAAGCATTGTCCGACCGCGAAGCCGATTGGCACAACAGAGTTGAAGAACTGCAGACTCATGTTTCTTGGCGGCAATGCTAGTGCGGTTGCGACGATCGAGAGGATGAAAGGCGGAAGCGTACCCGCGCTCCTGTGGGAGATAACACCACAGGACGAAGTCGCGCTCGACCGCTGGATCGGAGTGCCGGAACTATACCAAAAAGTTACGGCTAAGGTGCGGCATGACGGAACGTTGATGGATGCGCTTGTGTACATCTTGATTGGCAACAAACCACAGAACAGGCCGAGCGCATTCTATTACAGTACGCTTCTTGAAGGGTACAAGGCGGCGGGGTTCGATACCGAAATTTTGAAAGCGGCAATCTTGGGCGGCAGCTCGGAAGGGTCAACTACTCAATCTTGAACAACGCAACGTGAGGCTACGTCGCCGCCATGGACGGTTTCACGAAACGGATGGGACGGTTGCCCAAAGAATGGTTGATAAGCAAACCTAAGCGAACACAGAGGCTCACGTGGGCTTCCGTGTTTGCTGCCAATCCGCAAAACTGACACGCAGATTTCCTCTGACGATTACAGAAAACATTGAGGATTTATTACAGAATTCTCTTGCTATTCATCGCCCGTAGAGTGATAGATACACATGCCGAAAGGCAAACAACAAAGCGCGGAGGGCAAAGCAATGTGGATCAAAGGGACGATAGACGGGTACACCTTTTACATCAAGCAATACGACGAAGGCTCGGAGTACGGAATCTCAAGCGGACGGATTTCGAAGCTTGAGATTTGGAAAGACGGACAGCTTTTCGTACAGTACGACAGGGGTTGGTCGAAGAAACCAAGCGGCGCGCAGGTGAAGGCGGTTTACGAGCAGATCCTGCGAGAATACAACTAAATCGCGCAGGCTACCACATGAGCTTCCTGAAAAGGAGGCTCTTTTTTATGCTTGCTGGTTTGAAAGAGGCGGCTGTGATCAGGAAATTGAAGAAATACACGCCGACTCCGTTCAAAGCGAAGGACTCGGTTTACGATAAACAAGCGGCGGACAACGCCGTCGCTTTCATAGAATGCCTTGCGCACACAAAGGGTACATGGGCGGGGAAACCGTTTCTGCTGATCGACTGGCAGGAACAGATCATCCGCGATGTGTTTGGAACCCTAAAGACGAGCGGATACCGCCAGTTCAACACGGCGTATATCGAGATACCAAAGAAGAATGGAAAGTCTGAGCTCGCCGCTGCGGTCGCATTGCTCTTGACATGTGGTGACAACGAAGAGCGTGCCGAGGTGTACGGGTGTGCCGCCGACCGGCAGCAGGCGTCGATTGTGTTCGAAGTCGCCAAGGACATGGTGACTATGTGCCCGGCGCTGGCAAAGCGTGTGAAGATCCTCGCGTCGCAGAAACGGATAGTGTACCTGCCGTCAGGAAGCTACTATCAGGTGCTCAGCGCGGACGTTGCCAACAAGCACGGTTTCAATACGCATGGTGTTATTTTTGACGAACTGCACACCCAACCGAATCGCCGACTATTTGACGTTATGACCAAGGGCAGCGGTGACGCGCGCATGCAGCCGCTGTACTTTCTGATCACCACTGCGGGAGACAACATCAACTCCATTTGCTGGGAAGTGCACTCCAAAGCCAAGGACATCCTCGACGGCAGAAAGACAGACCCGACGTTCTACCCAGTGATATACGGCACCGAAGAGAACGACTCCTGGACAGACCCGAAGGTGTGGAAGAAAGCCAATCCGTCGCTCGGTATCACGGTGGGCATCGACAAGGTGAAGGCCGCGTGCGAAAGCGCACAGCAGAATCCCGCCGAAGAGAACGCGTTTCGACAGCTCCGGTTGAACCAGTGGGTCAAACAGGCAATCCGCTGGATGCCGATGGACATGTGGGATAAATGCGCGTTTCCGGTCGATCCGAAATCGCTCGAAGGGCGCGTTTGCTACGGCGGGCTCGACCTTTCGTCCAGCACCGATATCACAGCGTTCGTGCTCGTGTTTCCGCCGCTGGATGAGGATGACAAATACTTTATCCTGCCCTTCTTCTGGATACCCGAGGAGAATATCGATCTGCGCGTGCGGCGTGATCATGTGAACTACGATCTTTGGCAGAAGCAAGGATTCTTGTTGACCACAGAGGGAAATGTCGTGCATTACGGATTCATCGAGACGTTCATCGAGCAACTCGGCAAAAAATATAACATCCGCGAGATCGCGTTCGACCGTTGGGGTGCTGTACAGATGGTTCAAAACCTCGAAGGCATGGGGTTCACGGTCGTTCCGTTCGGACAGGGGTTCAAGGATATGTCCCCGCCGACAAAAGAGCTCATGAAGCTGACTCTGGAGCAAAGGATCGCACACGGCGGACAACCGGTGCTTCGCTGGATGATGGACAACATCTACATCCGTACTGATCCGGCAGGGAACATCAAGCCGGACAAAGAAAAAAGCACCGAGAAGATTGACGGTGCTGTGGCAACGATTATGGCGTTGGATCGGGCGTTGCGAAATGGTGGGACAGAGGGCGAGAGCATATATGACACGAGAGGCTTATTGATCTTCTAAGAATTCAGCGAACTCGTTTGATTGATTCGGTCGCCTTGTGTTTGTTTTCCAGATTGTAGCTTCGTCGCCAATAGTGTTTAGGCATAAACGTGTTATACTAAAAACACAGATGTCGAGATGAAATGATTCCAAAGAACACTATTGAGTCAGGAGCGAAGAATAATGAAAAAGCTGGTTAAGAGTAATGTTTATTGGGTTGGTAAAACAGACTGGGAGCTGGAATCCTTCCATGGTGCAGATTATACGATCAATCATGGATCAAGCCAGAATGCCTACTTGATCGAAGAAGAAAAAACTGTTCTGATCGATACTGTATGGATGCCGCACGCGAAAGAATTTATTAGTAATC